TGCCTCGGCACCTGTGGGCTCGATGATGTAGTGCTTGTCGGCGTCCACGGTGAGGCCCAGCGGGCGGGAGCTGCCCAGGGCTTTGCCTTTAAGGGCGGATTCCCGCATACCGCGGCGGGCTTTTTCGGCCAGCTCGGCGCTGTAATACTCAGCCAGAGCTTCCATCAGGCCCTCAATGATGATGCCCTCGGCACCGGAGATGTTGCTCTCGGCGGCATAGAGGATCTCCACACCGTTGTCCCGGAGCTTTTTCTTATAGACGGCGCTGTCGTAGCGGTTGCGGGCCAGACGGTCGGTTTTCCAGCAGATCACGGCGTCAAAGGTGTGCTTTGCGCTGTCGGCCACCAGCTGCTGGAAGGCGGGGCGGTCATCGGTTTTGCCGCTGATATGGCGGTCTACATACTCGCGCAGGATGGTCATGCCGTGGGCGCGGGCGTAGGCCTCACAGTCCCGGCGCTGGCCCTCGATGCTCTGCTCGGTCTGGCGGCTGCCGCCAGAGTAGCGGTAGTAAGCCACCAGGCGCGGCGCTTCGGCCGCAGGAGCTTTTTTGCGGGGCATGATAACACTTCCTTTCCGGGCGGTTTGCCCATATGCAGGGAGTGTGATATACTGACCCCTGCAAGCATAAAATTCTCTTTGTCCGGTTTTGTGCTGCACTCCATGTTATCCCCGGCGCTGCATCGTACCAGTGCCGGGGCTTTTATTTGCCCATATCGAAAAAGCGTGCTATGCTGTAAGGGCAGGCGACGCATGGAAAGAAACCTTCTTGCTTTTTTATCCTTACCTTTTGACGACGGGGCAGACCCCTCCAGCTGGAAACGGCTGGAGGGGTTTGTGCGTTTTTTACATGAAAGTTGCACAGGCGGCTTTACAAAGGGGGCTGGATTGCATATAATGAAGATGCAAGGTATAGCTTTGCACTTTCAAAAAGAAGGAGGTCTTTTTGATGGCGACAAAGAGTATTACAAAGAATGTCGTGATTCGTTCAAAACCGCTTGCACGGAATTTTGTACGAGCATTGGAAAATGCAGAGGGAAAGAGCAGCAAAAATGTCGTTGTGGATAAGACTGTCCATGAGATCAAGGGCGATGCGCTGCGTGAGATGTTTGGAAAGAAATGACAGGATACGGATTAGTTAACCTAAAAGATATGATCCAAGAACTCGGAGAGGGTCGAACAAAGGAGATCCTTTCCGAGTTTTCTTGTCCGCTGAATAAGGACGTGGAGTTTTTTCTGCATTGCAAGGCCATTGAATTTGCCAGGCAGGGAATTGCCCAGACGCAGCTGGTGGTGACATCTTACAAAGACAAACCAGTGCTGGTGGGATATTTTACACTGTCAAACAAAGTGCTCGAAATTCCACGCAAGAACATTAGTAAAAATGTTGCAAAGAAAGTGAATCGTTTTGCAATGGCAAGGGATGCGCGACGCTCTATGACGGACAATTACATGATCTCAGCACCTCTGATTGGTCAGCTTGGCAAAAATTTTGCCAACGGATACGACAACCTGATTCCGGGCGACGTGCTGTTGAAGCTGGCGACTGATAAGGTGCGCGCGATCCAGGCGGTGCTGGGCGGCAAGTTTGTGTATCTGGAATGCGAGGACAAAGACGCGCTGCTCAATTTTTACGGAGACAATGGCTTTGTGATCTTCGGCAAACGGGATCTTGACCGAGATGAGCGAGACCGGCAATCCGGCCAGTATTTGGTGCAGCTTTTGAAATATCTGGGTGATTGATTGTAGTTCCATGTGGCCTGCCAGGCATACCTTGGCGGGCTTTTTGTTTGCCCCTCCGGCTGGAAACGGCTGGAGGGGGTTGTGCGTTTATAAAACAAGGAGCACCCGGCGGGGAGCTCCTTGAAAAGAACAATTATTTGGAAGGTACGGTTGCACGAATTTTCTTTTTAGATGGAACGTAATTTGGATCATATTTCTTGCTTTTACGTTCCAATTTTTCAAAATTGCAGCATACCTTTTGATACAGCGGGATTTTACGACTGAGAGCTTTGCGGTATGTGGATTCTGCACGCTGGAGAATAAGATCGCGATTCTTGTTGCAATAATTTAACTGATTCAACAAGAGCATTTTATAATTCTCATTTTCGATACTCTGAATATCAAATTTGATCAAGCAAGATGGAATAACAGGAATCATATTGTTGAAGCCCATTAGGCCAAGACGACCATCGTCGAGTTTCATAACAGGACCGCCGCCTTTGATGTTAACGTGATTGGGCTTAGGGGATTCAAGGGGAACATAATAATCAATGCCGTTGATGGAGAGTACAATTCCAACATACGGACGCCGCTGCCCCTTATTGTATTGCACACGGGTGTCAATACTATGTAAATAGCTGATATAGTGTTCGTTAATGTGGTAAAATTGAAACTTCCCCATAATTCAGCTCCTTAATCCAAGAAGGTGCGGAACAGTAACCTGTCCCGCACCCTTTTTCATTCCTCACTATACGGCAGAGGTTCTCCGCTTTTTTCATTCTCTACTCACGGTAAGAGCTCACCGCTTTTTTAATTCCCCATTTTTTCATGGCAGGGAGGGGCTACCCTCTTTCAGCGGACAAGCAAAGACCAGCAGTCTTTTCATTGTCTTGGCAGGAATACGTTCCTGCAAGTCTATTATACGCTCGGTGAGCGGGTTTGTACACGAAAAAAATGTGAAAAGTTGCAAACGCAACAGAAAAACTAAAAATTAGGGCTTGACAAGCAATGAAAATTCAAAAATCCTTCACAAACAAGACATAAATAAGCAGACTTAATAGGAACCTGCTGAAGGGTTGCGCTTTACCGCGCAGAACGGAGATAATCAACCAAATCATCAATTCCCAAAATTTTCCCATAAAAAATCTGATCTTCTGCCGAATATTCCGGCCTTGCCGAGTAGCCTTTGTAATGCAGTACATTTTTCATATGTGATCATGCTCCTTCAAAAACTGTACCACGCTTTCCACTGAACCTTTTATGAAAACAGAAGAGTGTTAAGTTAGTAGCAACGTTGACAAGCCTCAAAGCCGCGCGCAATAGCATCCTCTTTGGTGGTTATCTCAGGATCTTCCATGCCACTGCAGGTGGAACGCCGGTGATACTTCGTTCCCCCGTGTGTAGGAATCCACACGACAGGGGATGTTGTGGAAACTTCTTCGCCTTGACGAGCTTCTTTATTGGAGTGATTTTTGCTTGTACTTTCCGATGCGGCCTGTGATGAAACTATATTGGTTGACAAAGGAGAGATATGAAAATTAGGCGGAAGGTTAGCTCTAATTATGAAGACACATGCAATAATGGCTAGGCTGGTATAAACGATAAAAGAAACTGATAATTTCTTTATAAGCGTATAAATTATATCAGCGATAAACATGAAAAACTGAGAAATTAAAAATACGGGAATTGTGAATAGTGGGATGATAGCAACAACGATAAAGAGCAGCGCAGGAATGAAAAATAGAATAAATAAAAAAATAAATTTTAAGATATCAGCAAGTGAAGGTGGCCGGAAATTAAATGGAAACAGTAAGATAAAATAGTAAGAGTTGGCAATACATGGAAGAATGGAAGCTACAGTAAAAATTTTTCCGAAGGGCAATTCGGAAAAGCCGACACCAAAACTGCTGAATAAAGTGGATATGTAAATTATTTCTAGAAAAAACAATTCGGCTCTATTCTGAAACAAGTACGAGAAAATCAGGGCAGGAATAAACCAAAGGCAAGCGGCCAGAGTGCGAATATTAGAAGGTGCCTTTTCAATTTTCATACAATCATCTCCATATTCCTCATAAGTGTAGATGATTGAAAAAGACTATTCAAATGACAACTTCACCAAAAAAATAGTAGAAAATTTGTTTTGTTGCTCATGCAACGTGAAAAGCAGCTCCTGCGCATTGCACAGGAGCTGCTTTTGTTTATCTGCGCCGCAAAGCCTGGCGATAGAAGATTATTCGGCAATGTCTTTTTTCTTCTCGCATGCATCAGACTGGGCGTCTTCGGCCTTCTGGACATTAGCTGTGAGCTGGGCGACAAAGCGCTCAACTGCGCGTTTGTCGGCATCGGACAGCTGCAGGTATGTGGCGAGAAGCTGTTCACCATAGGTGCCAAGGTGGTAAGTCTCAGACAATTCGGCGACCAAATCGCTTCCCGTATGTGTGAACATTTCGCCGGTGCCATTGCGCAGCCAGGCTTCGTTTACGTTAAACTCTCGACACACAAGCAAGACAAGCGTATCAGAAATAGCGTTAACGCCGCTCTCGAATTTGGAAATCGCAGTGCCACCGATTCCGATTCGAGCTCCAAAATCAACTTGATTCAGACCAAGCGTTTTGCGAAGAACCTTCAAACGGTCTTTCATGAAATCACCTCCTGAACGGATGATAACACAAAAAGTTGCTGCTGGCAAGAAAAAACGAAAAATATCTTGACAAAGTTGCTTATAGCAATTACAATAATGCTAACAGCAAGAAATGGCTTGCTAAAAGGGAGGTGTGTATCTATGACGCAGAAGAGCGATGCCCAAACGAACCGTATGGTTGAGCTGCTGACGACGGCGGCAAAGCTGCCGGATCAGATGCAAGCGCTGGCGCTGGGCTATGCGAAAGGTCTGGCAGATGCGGCTCGGTTACATCAGGCGACCCCGTCCCAGCCGGGCAAGAGCGCATGAAAGGAGGGAAGAAGGTGGAGGAAGAAACAAAAAAGCCCTGCACGCCTGTGGAAGAGGCGGGCAGAGACTACAACGAACTGGGGCTGTACTTACACAGCAAAGAAAATAACCGAACACTGGAAGCGGCACAGACCCTTTGGGAATTCCTGCCGGGGTGGATGGCGGCCAGAAAGATGGCTGTGTATGACCCTGATTATAACAGGTCGCTTTCCGGGGTGATTGCCGAGAATGCAGAAATCATTCTGAAAGCAGCTCAAGACATGGCCGGATGGGGTCAGGCAGAGTGCGAACCGGCCAGGAAGGAAGAAACTCCACAGGGATAAGCCCCTGCCGGAACATCTGATAGATTGCGCCAGTGCATTGCTGACATTGCTCAAAGTTTGTGTCGTTGCAGTGGTCACAGACGTTAGGAACCGAGAAAACCGGAAACTTTCCGGGGACAACGCTGCAGCAGATTTCGGATTCCATTGCAGGCAGAATTCCCAGAGCGTCAAAGGGACATTGAATTTCAAACATGATTTTGTAAAGCACGGGTGGCTTTCATCTCCTTTCGGTGCAAGTATAGCACAAATCGGAGAATAAGGGCCAGCCGGGGAAGAATGCATGAAACCAAGGAGGACAAAGAGATGGGCAAGAAGAACGAGGCGGCCCGGATGCTGGCAAACCTGAACGGGCCGTGGAGCAATGCAGCCTGCATGGGCTATTGTCTGATCGCTATGCGCCGGGCAAACCTGCGCCCCGGCGCACAGCGCCGGGTGCTGATGGTGCTGGAGCAGTGTTTTGACGATGTCAGCGTGGAAGACGCCGAAAAAGCAGGCTATGCCAATACGGAGGGATAAGGACATGGAACGTTTTGTGATCGTGATGCCGGTGGACACCAGCGCTTACCTTTTGCCCTGTGACGACGGGGACACCTGCAAGCTGGAGACGCTGCAGAAGCTGGTGGGCGGGCCCATTGAGATGGCCGACACCTGCCTGGCTGCCAGCTGGGCACGGGAGGATGTGGACAGCATCCAGATGGCCGTGAACGAAGAGGGCCTGCTGCAGGAGCTGCCCTACAATGAGCACGCCACGGATCTGTACGCGTTCAACTACATGAGCAGCATTGTAGGCCCGGCAGTGCTGATGGCAGCGCGGGGCGATGAGCTGATCGGCTTTGCAAAGTCGGTGGCCGAGAGCATTTGCAGCGAGTGGAAGATCCCGATGAAAGCACCCGGCGAAGGCGAACGCTTCCAGACCTTTAACCCGGACTGACAGGAGGCGCGAATGGACGGTGAAAGCGGGCCGCTGAAGATGTGGCAGATCTGGGCGCTGTATGACATTGCCGCGGATTTTTACGCAGACCCGGAGAACCAGGCTGCGTTTGAAGCATGGCAGAAGCAGCGGGAGAAGTGCAAGAAAACAAAAAGGCCCTGCCGGCGTGACAGCACCGGCAAGGCCAAGGGGTGATGAAAGCAGCATGCACTCATCACCAGAAGTTTAACACAAACGGGAGGTTTTGACAATGCGGAAATGGATCTATTACTGCGGCAGCTGGGCCAGCCTGATCGGCTGCCTGCTGGTGGCAAGCGGCCTGGAAAGCTACACCGGCTGGGCCATGGCCGGGTGCTTTGTGGGGGCGCTGGTGCTGCTGGCGCTGGCTGTGGTGCTGGCGGGCCTGGGCAACTGCGCCGAGCAGGAAGAGGACGAAAAGCCCTGCAAGGAGCGGCAGCCGCAGGAAAAACGAGCGGCTGACCGCAGAAAGGCGGGCTGAAGGATGGGCAGATACCGCGTGAATGTGGAGTGCAGCCAGAAGCTGCCACAGACCAAAAGCGAATACTTTACACACTGCAGCTACGAGGTGCAGGCCATCAGCAAGGGCGTGGCAAAGGCCATGGTCGAGGACAAAGCCCGGGCAGAGCACGGGGGCTGTACCTGCAAGGCCTACAGCGTGGAGGTGCTGAAGTGAGCCGACCGGAGAACCTGACGCCGGACGAGGCAGAGATCTGGCAGCGGATGGAGCTGCACGGCGAGGAGCTGGTGCGGGACATGGGCGCTGCCCTGATGCAGGCCGACAAGCTGCCGGAGTGGATGCAGGAAGCAGCCGTGAACATGCTGTGCGACAAACTGGCAGACGCCCGGGCGCTGGCGGCCAGCTGGATGAACGACCACGGGGAACCGTGAAAGAGGACAAGAATGAAAAGCAAGATTGAAATCAACATTTCGGTGATCGACGACGGCCCGGTGGTGATGCGCTGCCAGGGCCAGAACACAAGCAAGGGCAAAGCGCTGGACGCCCTGGAAGATGCCTACCTGAGCACCGCGGCGCAACTGATGAGAAAGGACCTCTCCAAGGCCGAGCAGGAGGAAGCCGCCAAGGAATTTGGCGAGATGATGCAGGACCGGCTGCTGGCCATGGTGCGAGGAAAAGGCAAACGGTATATGGTCAGCAGCGAAAAAGAGATGAGCTTTATGACGGAGCTGATGCGGCGGCAGGGGGAGGTGCAGCCTTGACCTACGAAGAGTACCGACGGGAGTTGAACGAGGCGCTGGAAAAGGCGGACTGGATGAACCCGCGGGACAAAAACGGCCCGGCGTACCGGGTACTGGCCCGTGCGGCACGGGACAAGGCCCTGCCGCTGGCCCAGTGGCAGAAGCTGCACGACGAATACTACGAAAGGACAAAGAGATGAAGAAGAAACTGAGCCTGACCGAGAAGATCAGTCTGGCGGAGAACAATGCGGTGGATTTTATGCACGCCTGCGTGACCATTGCCCTGCACGACGAGTACGAGGTGGGTGTGCAGCGGCTGCGGAAGGTGAACCTGCGGCGGGACGAGATCAACGAGGAGATGCTGGAAGTGATGGCCCAGCCCCGGAAGAGCGGCCGGGAACAGGCCGCAGCCGGGCAGGCCTGGCTGGTGAGCCTTTTGCCGGAAGGGGCGGAAACGGAGTTCCGGGTGCCGCTGGGCAAGGGCGCGGCCCGCAAGCAGAAGGAGCTGCAGATCCGCATGGCGGTGGACAACGCTGCCACGCTGGAGTGGCGGGTATACGCGGCGGCCTGCGCCGAGGTGCTGGGCTTTGGAGCCAAGCGCCTGAACGACTTACATAAAGCGGTGCTGGAAAACTTCCGGCAGCTTTCCGCCTGGGCCATAGAGGACGGCGTGGACGTGGCGCTGGAGCGTTTTTGCCGCTGCGCCCGGGACGCCTACAAGACCGACGTGCAGGTGGAGGACATCCCGG